CGAGCTCGAGCGCGGCGCGTCCGTCCGGGCCGGCGGTTTTTCTAAATCGCTCGCGACCCGAAACCCATCGGCAAAACTAAAATCCCCTGGAAATGGCCGGAAAACGACGGAAACGGTCGAGCTCGTCGCGCCGCGGCTGGAAACTCCTCGGCCGGCCGATGTTGTCGGGAGCTACGGCGCCGAGGCGGCCGGTTGGATCGAGCGCTATCTCCGCGACGAGCTCCGGCCCTGGCAACGCTACGCGCTCGAGCGCATTCTCGAGTATCGCGAGGACGGTTCGCTGCGTTGGCGGCGCGTGATTCTCACCGTCTCGCGACAGTCCGGTAAATCGGTTCTCTCGCGCGGCCTTTGCGGCTGGCGCGTCGGCGCGGCCGACGTTTTCGAGGAGCCGCAGGAGGTCCTACACGTCGCCAACCTCCGCGGCACGGCCGCGCGCATTTGGACGCCGGCCGCGCGCACGCTCGCCGCGACGCTCGGCGTTACCGTCCGGCGCTCGAACGGGCAAGAGGCGATCGAGCTCGCCGACGGGAGCGCGTGGCGGCTCGCGGCCTCGACTCTCGACGGCGGCGTCGGGAGCTCGGTCTCGCTCGCGTTCGTCGACGAGGCTTGGCGGGTTTCGCGTGAGGTCGTCGACGGCTCGATCGCGCCGACCATGCTCGAGCGGCGATCGCCGCAACTCGTACTCGTTTCGACCGCCGGCGACGGCGGCTCGACGCTGCTAATCGAGGACCGCGATACGGCGATCGCGCAACTCGAGGAGCCCGATTCGGCGCGAATCCTCCTGCTCGAGTGGTCGGCCCCACCGGAGGCCTATCCCGAGGACCGCGACGCTTGGCGCGCGGCCTCGCCGCATTGGACGCCGGCGCGCCTCGAGGCGCTCGAGCACGCGTTCGCGACCTCCTCGGAGGCCGATTGGCGCCGGCAATATCTCAACCAATGGGTGCTCGCGGCGCGGTCGTGGATCGCTCCGGGCCAATGGAACGCGGCGACCGAGCAGGGGCTCGAGCTCCCGGCCGCCGGCGGCACGCTCGCGGTCAACGATCGCGACGGCCAGCCGGGCGCCTGCGGCTACGTCCTGGCGCTCGTCGAGGGCGAGCGCGTGCTCGTCACCGGCCGCGCGTTCGCCTCGCGGCGCGCATTGTGGGAGGCGCTCGAGGAGCTCGCGGCGCGCCGGCGCGGGATGACGCTCCTCTATCCGGCCTCGTTCGAGAAGCACGTCGCGACCCTGCGCGGGATTCAAACCCAAAAGGTCGGCACGGCCGAGCAGCGCGCCGGCTACGGGCCGACTCTGGCCGCGGTTGTCGACGGCCGGCTCGCGCACGACGGCGACGAGGAGCTCACGCGGCAAATGCTTACGGCGACGCCGGTCACGATTCCCGACGTCGGCACGACGCTCTCGGCGCGGCGATCGCCGGGCCCGATCTTTCTCGCTCGCGCGGCCGTTTGGGCGATCGGCTACGAGCTCCGGCCCGGGCGCAAGGGAAAGCCGCTCACGGTCGCGGCCTAGGCCGTTCGGCTTACGCCGTTCGGCCGATTGTGCTCGAGCTCGGCCGCAGGCACGCTCGAGGGCGTGAAACTTCGCCGGCGACCGGAGGAGCTCGAGGCCGAACGCCGGCCCTTTACGCTCCCGGTCGTTCGCTCCGGCACGGCGCTCGAGGTCGTCGAGGCCTCGTTTTGGGCGACCGGCGTCTCGCGCGAGGCGGCGCTCACGCTCGACCCGGTCGCGGCCTGCCGAAACTTGATCGTCGGGACGATGGTCCAACTCCAACCGTTCCGCTTTCGCGGCGAGGAGCGGCTCGAGCCCGGTTGGCTCCTGACACAACCCGACCCCTCGACGACGTGGACGGCGACGCTCGCCGGCACGGTCGACGACCTCCTATTTTTCGGCCGCGCTTATTGGCGCGTGCTCGAGCGCGATCCCGAGGGCTTCCCTCGCCGCGCGCGCTGGACGCCGTTCCGCGACGTGACGCCGAACGTGCGCGCGACCGGCGGCTCCTATGCGCAGCTAATCGACTACACGATCGCCGGCGTCGAGGGTCGCGTTCCGGTCGAGGACGTGATCCGTTTCGACGGCGCGACGCCGGCGATCCTCGAGACCGGCGCGCAAGTGTTCGCCGGCGCGCTCGAGCTCGAGGCGGCCGCGCTGCGGTTCTCCAAAGTCGAGCTCGCGGCCGGCGTCATCACTAACGAGGGAACCGAGCTCGGCTACGAGGAGGCCGAGACGTTCCTGCAGAATTTCGCGGCCAACCGGGCGAAATACGGGCTCGCGTTCCTGCAAAACGCGAGCTACGAGCGCGCCGACCTCAACCCGGGCGACCTCGCGCTGCTCGAGGCGCGCCATAACGTCGCGACGCAGGTCGCGCGCCTGTTTGGCGTCTCGGTCGCGATGATCGGCGCCTCGCCGAGCGGCCACTCCTCGGCGATGGTCTACGCCAACCTCGCGCAGCAAAACTCGCTACTCATTTCGACGGCCTGCGCGCCGCATATCTACACGATCGAAAACGCGCTAACGACGCTCGTCACGCCGTCCGGGCAGGCCGTCTCGCTCGACGTGCAGCAATTCCTACGGGCCGACCCGCAGGCCTCGGCCGACTACGTGATCGCGCTCGAGGGCGCCGGGATTATCGACCGCGTCGAGGCGCGCGCGATGCTCGGGATTCCGGCGACGTCGGAAAACCCAGACCTCCAACCGGGGAGTGTGTAAGCGATGCTCAAATTCGAGGCCGACGTCCTAATCGCCGACCTACACTCGCGCACGATCGAGGGCGTGATCGTTCCCTATGGGGAGGTCGGCACGATCGCCGGCCGCGACTACCGATTTAAGGCCGGCTCGGTCCGGCTCGGCCGGCGTGTTCCCCTGCTCGTCGACCACGATCGCGGCCAGCCGATCGGCGTGCTCGCCGAGCTCGTCGACGGGCCGCGCGGCGCGCTCGGCCGCTTCACGATCGACGAGACGCCGGCCGGCGATGCCGCGCTCGTACAGGCGGCCTCGGGATCGCGCGGCGCGCTCTCGGTTGGCGCCGAGGTCGGCCGCTCGATCATGGGCCGCGACGGCGTGGTCGAGGTCGAGGCGGCCGCGGTCGCCGAGGTCTCGCTCCTGGCGCTCGGCGCGTTCGAGTCGGCGGCCGTGACGCGCGTCGCGGCCGAGCAGGACCCCGAGCCCGAGCCCGAGCCCGAGCCGGCCGAGCCCGAGCCGGCCGAGCCCGAGCCGAGCGAACCAATCCCGGGCCTCGAGCCCGAGCCCGAGCCGGCGGCGCCGGCGCAACCCGAGGAGGAGGAACCACCAATGACCGAGGCAACCGCGGCGCCGGCGATGATCCTCGCCGAGCGCTCGCAGGCCCCGCGCGAGCTCGGCGCCGGCGAGTTCGTGCGCTACTTGATCGAGGCGCAGCACGGCAACCGGGAGGCGGCGCGCTTCCTCGAGGCCGCGCTGCAGGAGTCAATCTCGACCGACGTCTCCGGCCTGCTCCCGCCGACCTACGAGCGAACGGTTATCGGCGCCAAGGCCGTGCAGCGGCCGCTTTACGAGGCCTTCCGCTCGCGCTCGCTCCCGGGCGTCGGCCTGCAGGTCAACAAACCGAAGTGGGTCACGCACCCGAACGGCGCTTGGGCCGCGACGGTCGACGACGACGCGACGAGCTCGAAAGTCGTGCTCGACACACAGTCGGCGACCGTGCTCCGCTGGGATTGGGCCGGCGCGATCCCGTGGGTGGTCGTGCAGCGCTCCGACCCGTCGATCATCGACGAGATTTACGGCGAGGCCGTGCAGGATTTTTACGCCGACGTCGAGGCGAAGATCGGCGGCGAGGTTCTCGCGGCGGCCGCGTCGACCGCGACCAAGCTCGGCGAAATGATCGCCGAGTTTTTCACGGCGACCGGGAACCAGCGCACGCCGGAGTTGATTCTTATGGCTCCCGACGTTTGGGGCGATTTCGCCGACACGGGCGCGCTTTCGGTCGCGCTCGCGCAAGGGCCGGTCGACGGGCGGGTTCTCTCGACCTCGTTCGCCGGGATCCCGGCCGTGACCTCGGGCACGCTCCCGGCCGGAACGGTCGTTCTCGCGACGAGGCGCGCCGTCGACGCTCGCGTAACCGATCCCGTTCGCTTGACGGCGAACGCGATCGGCGCGCTAAACGTCGAGCTCGCGGTCGTCGGCGAGGGCCTGTTCGATACCGACTACCCGACCGAGCTCCTCAAGTCGACGACGATCGTCCCGGCGATCGCCTCCGGCGGCGGCGGCTCCTCGAGGAGCAAGAGCTCGAGCTAGTGGCGGATTGGCTCACCGTCGACGACGTCGCCGGCTACCTCGACCTTCCCACGGTCGACCCCACCGACGACAATCTCGCGCTATCGACCGCGGCCGTTAAAGCCGCGGTCGAGGCGCGACGCTCCGACCTCAAGGCCGGCGATCCGCCGGCGTTCACGCCGACCGACGACGTTCGCACCGGCTCGATCATTTGGGCCGCGATCCTCTACCAAACGCGCTCGGCGCCGAGCGGGTTCGCCGGCTATGGCGACGAGACGCAAATCATGTTTGACGCGCTCGGCGCGCGGCGCGCCGAGGTCCTGCGCTTGATCGGCTGGCGGAGGCCGGTCGCGATATGAACGTTTCGGCGGTCGCGCCTGCCCTGCGCGCTCGAGCCGCGCTGCTCGAGGAGCTCGAGGCGGCCGGGATCGAGGCGACCGGCGACTCGGGAGCGTTCTACCCGCAACCGATCGGCGTGCTCGTCGGCCTGCCGACCCTCGTCGGCCGGCTCCTCGACGGGCGCACGTTCACGATCCCGGTCGTGATCGTTGCCGGCGAGGCGCTCAATAACGAGCGGATCGTCGGCGACCTCTACACGATCGCCGACGAGGTCGCGGCCGCGCTCTCGACCGCGGCCTACCGGCCTATTTCCTATCGGACGAGCGGAAACGCCGACCCCTGGCCGGCGCTCGAGCTCGTCGCAACCGTCACCGTCTCCGAGGAGGGATAGCGCGCAATGGCTACAACCGACAGCCGGCAGGGCCCCGGCACCCTAAAGCTAGGGACCACGGCGCCAGACATGATCGAGGTCGCGCCGCAGGCCGCAACCGTCGAGCTAACGCCGACCGTCAACTCGTCGGACGGGACGCCGACCCTCGAGACGCCGTCGCCGGCGCCCGATACAACGATCGCTTGGCATCTCAAGATTTCGGCGATTCAAGATTTCGAGGACCCGACCGGGTTCGTCAATTTCTTGATGGACCACGCGCTCGCCGAGCTCGCGTTCGAGTGGTCGCCGAAAGCCGCCGCGGCGCCGAAATACGCCGGCACCGTGCAAATCGTCCCGATCGCGGTCGGCGGCGACGTCGGCGTGCAGATCGTGACCGACGTCGAGCTCCCCTGCGTCGGCATCCCGACCCGCGACGACTCCGGGATCGTCCCGCTCGCGGCCGAGGGCAAAAAGGCGGCGAAGTAGTGCAGAAGGTCGTCGGCTCGATCACCTACGACTCCGGTCAAACGGTCCCGTTCGTCGCCGGGCCGGCGCAATTCGCCGCGCTCGAGGCCTACGCGCGCCGGCAGGGTTTCAACCCGACCGAGGGCAAGGACAATGCGACCGTGACCCTCTATCTCGCCTATGCGGCGCTACACGTCCAAGAGGGGTTCGACGTCTGGCTCGCCTCGGTCGACGACGTCGACCTCGAGGGCGACGAGGAGGGCGTCGAGGTCCCTCCTACCCCGTCGGGAGCGCGTCTCGAATGATGATCGAGCTCGCGATCGTTACCGGCTGGCGGCTCGACGCGCTCCGAGGCCTCGAGCTCGAGGAGCTCGCGACCATGATCGACGTCGTCGAGGAGCTCGGGCGGCGCCGTGCCTAACCGGATCACAGTCGAGGGCGTGCACGAAACCCAAAAGGCGTTCGACGGCCTCGGCGACGACCTCAAGCCGGGCGGCGCCGTGACCGAGCTCGGCGGGAACGCCGTCGCCGAGCTCCTGGCGCCGGCGCTCGTCGCCGCGGCCGCGGCCTCGGGCGTGCCGGTCGCGCCGGCGGTCGCGGCCTCGGTTCGCGTGCAGGCCGGCACGCGGCCGGCCGTCTCGATCGGCGGCTCGCAGCGCGTCGGCCGCTACGGCGCGCCGGCCTACAAGCTCGTATGGGGCTCCGAGCACGGGCCGGCGTCCGACCCTAACCATTTCGCGGTTGCTCCGGGCCCGGGCTACTGGATTAAGCCGGCCGTCGATCGCGTCGCCGGCGGCTCGGCCCCGTTCGCGTTCGAGCTCGCGATCGCCGGCCGCATCCGTCGCCACGGGCTCTAAGTGGCCGGCCCGGGCAACATCCTTATCAAGATCGGCGCCGAGGCCTATGGCGCGTTGTCGGAGTTCGACAAAGTCAATGGCAAAATGGGCGAGACGGCGACCAAGTCGCAAAAGGTCGGCGCGGCGCTCAAGGCCGCGGCCGTGCCGGCGACGATTGCGCTCGGCGCGATCGCGGTCGGCGCGAAAAAGGCGATCGACGCTGCATCCGACCTCGAGAAACAGGTCCAGAAAACGAGCGCGGTTTTCGGGCCGAGCGCGAAAGCGATCGTCGCATGGTCGGAGGGGCTCGCTAAATCGTTCGGGCTCTCGAGCGGCGAGGCGCTCGATATGGCTAACCGCTTTGGCAACCTCTTTGTCAACCTCGGCTATTCGCAAAAGCAGGCCGCGGGAATGTCGGAGCAAATGGTCCAGCTCGCGGCCGATATGGCCTCGTTTAACCACGTCCCGGTTTCGGAGACTATGGCCGCGCTACAGTCCGGCCTAGCCGGCGCAACCCGAGGCCTCAAAAAATACGGGATCGTCATTGACTCGAGTGCGCTTAAACAGGAGGCGTTGAAAGAGGGCCTCTATTCCGGCAAGGGGGCGCTCGACGCGCACGCGAAAGCGGCCGCATCGTTGACGCTGATTATGCACCAAACCGCGAACGCGCAAGGCGATTTCGCCAAGCATTCGCACGACGCTGCAAACGCGCAGGCAATCCAAGCGGCCGAGACAAAAAACATGGAGGAGGAGCTCGGGAAAGGCCTGCTCCCATATTATGAGGCCGCTCTCGGTTTGCTTATCAAGCTAACCGACGTTATGGGCAAACATACTACGACGATAAAGGTCGTTATAGGCGCTATCGCCGCATTGTCGGCGGCGATTCTCGTCGCTAATGCGGCTTGGAAGGCCTATACCATCGCGCAAAACGTGGCAAAAGTCGCCACGGTGGCATTCTCGGCGGCTAATCGGGCGATGATGCTCTCGCTCGCGACTAACCCGGTTTTCCTGATTATCGCGGCGATCGTCGCGCTCGGCGTCGCGTTCGTCGTCGCGTACCAGAAAAGCGCGACCTTCCGCTCGATCGTGCACGGCGCGCTCTCCGCGGTCGAGGCGGCCGCGACCTCGCTCGGGCATGCCTTTACCGTCGTCAAGAATGCGGCCGTGGCCGCGTTCGATTGGATCATCGCGCATTGGAAGCTCGGCGCGTTTGCGCTCGGGCCGCTCGGCGTCGGGATCGTCGAGCTCGTCACGCACTTTAATAAGGTCGAGCACGCCGGCACGTCGGCCTTTAACGCGATCGCCGGCCCGATTCATACCGTGCTAAACGCGATTAACGGCGTGATTAGCGCGGTTCAATCGCTGATTAGCTGGCTCGGGAAAATCAAGGTTCCGAAAATCTCGCTGCCGCATATCCCGGGCCTTAACTCGCTCGCCTACTACTACCCGGCGCCGGCCTCCGCTATGGCGCGCGGCGGCTACGCCGGCGCCGTCACGCCGGCCGCGACGCTCGGCGCCGGCGTCACCGTCAATTTCTACGGGCCGACCGATCCCGAGGGCGCGGCGCGCGCGATCGCGAAAGTTCTCCGGGCGCACGATCGCCGGCAGGGCCGGCTATGACCTACCTCGAGACGATCCTCGCCGACGATCCGCTCGGCTATTGGCCGGCGGCCGAGGAGGACGGGCCGCTCCGCGACGAGCTCAACTCTTGGACGCTTCCGCGCGCCGGCGGCGGCTCGGTCGGCTACCGCTCGGGCCTGCTCTCGACCGCGCTCGGAGGCGTCGAGCTCGCCGGCGGCGCTCATTTCGGGCCGCTTCCCGGCGGTCCGCTAATCCTCCTGCGCGAGCTCACGCTCGAGGCGTGGATTCGACGCCGGCCGGCCGCGGCCGCCGATATGGCGCTCGTCTCGCGCGGCGCCGGCGCTTGGCTCCTCGAGCTCTCTGCAGACGGCGCGCTCCGGCTCCGAGTCTCTGACGGCGCCGCTCCTCCCGACCCGCGCGACATTATCGCGAGCTCGCCTCCGGGCCTGATTCCGCCCGAGGACCACGGCCTGCACCACGTCGCCGTTAGCAACGACTACCCGCCGCGGCGCGCGAGCGTGTACCTCGACGGCGTCGACGTCTCGACCTCGAACGTGCTGCCGTGGTCGTTTGGGCCCGGCCGCGGTTTTATGATCGGCGCCGACGAGGGCGCGCGGCCGTTCGCCGGCACGATCGGGCACGTCGCGGTTTACGACCATGCGCTCGGGCTGGCCGAGCTCCGCGACCACTACCGGGCCGGCTATCAGTCCTATATCGGCGCCGTCGTCGTCGACGGCCGCGAGCTCGAGCTCGCGCGCGTGCTCGCCTCGGTCACGATCCGCCACGGCCGCGACGATCCCGACGGGCCGATTCAATCCTCGACGGCGACCGTCAAGCTTCGCAATATCGGCCGCTACGAGCTCCCGGGCCTGACGGTCGGCCTCGCGCTCGAGATTCGCGACCTCGCCGGCGCGGCGATGTTTTCCGGCACGCTGACCGACTCCGAGCTCGACGACGACGATCCGCGCGTCGACGCCGTCCTAAGCCTGATCGCGAGCTCGACTCTCGCGATGACCGGAAACCGGCCGGTCGCCGGCCACCAATGGCCGGCCGAACCGTGGTATTCGCGGATCGCGCGCATTCTCGGCGAGGCCGGCGTCGCTGGCGGCTCCGTGATTCAACCCCCGAGCCCTGACGTGCCAATGGCGGCGACCAAGCCCGAGGACCCCGAAACGGGCGCGTTCGCGCAAATGGGCGCGCTCGACGCGCTCGAGGAGGCGCGCTCCGACATTGGCGCGACGATCTTCGACCAACCCGACGGGACGATCGTCGCGCAGGCCTACGACGGCCGCCGCAACCTCTATCCCGTGCTCGCGCTCGATCCCGCGATCGTTCTCTACTCGCCTCCCTGGACGCAAACGCTCGAGGTCCGAAACCGGATCGTGCTCGGCTACGGCTACGGCGACGGCGCGGTTACGGTCGACGACGCCGTTTCGCAGGCGCGTTACGGCCTGCGTTGGACGGGCGACCTCGAGACCGGCCTCGGCGACCAAGCGGCGGCGCTCGAGCGCGCGACGACCTGGCTCGCGCGGCTCGCTTATCCCAAATGGGCGCTCCCGGGCGTGACGCTGCTCGAGCCGCAGGAGCTCGCGATCGGGCAAATGGTCGAGCTCGACGCGCTCCCGGCGAGCGCGCCGTTCGGCTCCTGGCGCGCCGTCGTCGAGGGCTGGACCGACACGATCGAGGGCCCCGATTGGACGCAGGAGCTCGTCCTATCCGATCCGCAACTCTCGGGCCTGACGCTGCATTGGGACGAGCTCCCGTCGGCGCTGCTTTGGCAGGAGCTCGACCCGGCGGCGAAGTGGTCCGACGCTTACGCGCTCGACAACCTCGTACCGCAGGAGGCGGCCGCTTATGCCTGACCAAACCCCCCGGCTCTCGCTCCCGTTCCCGCTCCCCTCCGACGCCGTTATCGACTATCCGGCGCTCGGCCGCGACCTCGCCGAGACGCTCGACCCGATCGTCGCCGTGCT